AACTGACCGACAGGTCGGCGTCCGTGGAGGGGGTGTTGCGCTGGTTGGTTCCACCGTCGAGTCGGGTGTGCGCGGTGCTGAACAGCGCCAGCGAATCGAACCCGGTCGAGGAGAACCCGTCCGCGTCGGTCGTGCCGAAGCCGTTGTTGAAGATCAACGCGGCCACGGTTTCCTGCTTGTCCTTGGCGGACTTCTTCAACTCGCCCTCGAACCGATCCACCTGCCCGTACAGTTCGTGGTCGAGCATTTCCTGCGTGATCTTGTACCCACCGGCGAACCGCACCGGGGTATAGACCTTGGTGGTTCCGAACAGCGGGTCGAGATAGGTGATGTTCTCGCCCTCGCCCTTCTTCACCAGATCCCCGAAATTCGACATCTTGTAGTCGGTGACCTGGTACTTGCTGGTCCGGCGAACATTGCAGAACTTGGTGTACTCCACGGCCCGCTCGGGCCACGGCTCGTTCCAGATGTTCGAGATTTTTGGCTCCAAGAGGACCAGAGCCTGACCCCGTGAAATCGTCATGGCGTAGTCTCCTTAGATGGCCATCGTGGTGGTCGAGAACAACTGCAAGGCGTCAGCCAGGAACGCCAGTTCGACCAGCGAATTGGTGGAATCGAACGTCCCTGCGACCTGCGCGTGTCGAGTCACAACCGACGCGCTCAACTGGTCGAAGGTGTTCCCGCTCTTGGCCAGTCCCACACCCTGTCCGAACGACAGACTGGAGCCCGCCGTCGCGCCCGTGGGGGCGATGAACGTGCAGGTCCGATCCCCCGGAATGGCAACGAGCACCTTCCCGGTGGGGCAGGAATTGGCCGAACTGTGGAGCGCGATCCCGAGGACTTGAGTGTCGGTAACCGCCGACCCCATTTCCACGACATCTCGCGCCCCGTTGAACTTGACGGCGCTCCCTGCCACGAACGTGGCCGCCGAGTTCACGTTGAGGAGGCGGTACTGCCAGTTGCCCCTCGCGACACGAAGTCCCATGAATTACTCCTTTGCCTTGCCCTTCTTTTCGAGGAAGGGCTCTGAGCCCGGATTGCTCCGGGAGAGGTTCTGGAGTGCAGCGGACGATTCGTTCGCGGCGTCCTCCTGTGCCTTGGCGGCCTGCATTTTTCGGCGCCTGTTCTTCCGTGCTTGCTGCGCGGTACAGACCAGCAACATCTGGTCGCCCGCTGCGTTCACAATCGTTCCATCGGTCATGACCCGCGAGCCTGGCGGCAAGTCTTTCAACCACACCTGCCCCACGTCACTCTTGTTGACCGCCCGGTACCCGGCGTTGGCATGACCCTGGAGTTTGGCGCTGTCGGGGGTCTGGGCGACCGTCATCCGCCGTCCCCAGCGCACATTGACGGGAAGCGACATCACGTCCTGCCCCAATCGCCGCCCGTTCACATACTCGGCCATCTGCATGGCCCGTTCCCGGCGCAATTCGCTCCAGCCGGGGACATAGGTCAGATCCGCCTGCACCGTGCCGGGATCATGGAAATCGTCGTCTTGGGTGATGGCCCCGAACTCGTCCACCGGTTCGGTGTTCACCAAGGGGCGGAGATTGCTCATCCAAGCCTCCCACGATCAACGATCACACCAGACCCCGCTTTCTCCGCGTCCGACAACCACTTTTCGACGGTGATCCCGTTCGTACGACAAAACTCCCGCACTGTCTCCATCGACACGTTCTGGCGAGCCAGTCGTGCCTTGAGGTCAGCGGGGAGCTTTTCGCTCTCCAGCGGATTCGAACTCTGTGTGGTGCCGGGATACCCTTGACCCGACCCGTTGGACCGGAATGTCAAATTTCCAGTCGCCAGCATCTCCTGCGCCTGGTCCTTGACCAGATCGTCTAGGTGCTCGCTGCGTACCAACTTAACAACCGTCTCCATGGTGTCAAGGTTCCGCAAGTGGACCGGGAGTGTCTGAAGTTTTGACATGATCTCCGGCCCCCACATCTCAAAATCCTTCCGGTACTCCGATTTGAGGCTCCGTAACGCCACCTGATAGGTCTGTTCGTAGGCCCCCAACAGGGCCGAGTTGACCCCCTGCCCGTACTGTCCCACGACCTCCTTGAACTGTTTCCCCGTCAGGTAGTCGTCATCCTGAACCTGGGTCGGCTGCTGGGCCGGTTGCGGCTGCTGGTAGGCGGCTTGCGCGGCCTGCTGCAAGGCGTTGGTCAGATATTGCTCCCGCTGTTGGGCGATCCCCAAGATTTCTTCCGGGGTCTTACCCCGCGCCCACGCTGGGGCGTTCTCCCCTGCCTTCCATGGCTCCGAACCACGGGGTTCCGTAGAAGATGGGGTCGAAGGGGTCTGGGTCGGATCGTCGGGCATGATTGGTACGGGCCTCCTGTTGGGCGCGGACGCTGTGGTCTAACGTGTCGGGCAACGTGGCGAGATGGCGGATCGCCTGCACTCGCCCCATAGCCATGAGGTATTCATCATGCGACAGCCCCTGGAACAGCCGCTCCATTTCCACCCGGAACACCTGGTCCATTAGGGCCTGCCATGCCCGCCATTGCGGGAGATCCTTGAGGGCCCGGACTGAGTTGATTTGGTCCTGGCTGAGGGGGTGGGGCTTGGAGCGCCGCCATGTCTGGAACCATCGTTTCAGGATTCCGAATGTCGTGCTGCTCGTAAAGCCGCTTCTGGATTTCATTGATGCCCTGCATCAGTTGAATAGCCAGCATCCCCAAGGGCGTTCCCTGGGCCTGCATGGCCAGTTGGCCGAGTTGGACATACTGCTGGGCCGTCTGTCCCTGGAGGGCCAAGAGGTTCTGCAACCGCTCCTGCTGGAGTTCCTTGTTCGCGGTCGAGGACACCGCCTGGATACTCACCCCCAGCCCAAACTCCGCGTTCTCCATCGGCAATTGCAGCTTCTCCGCAACCCGTTGCCCTTCCGGGCTCCCCAACACATCCATGGCGATCTGTAACCACCGCTCGCCGCGCACCTCGTCGGTCTTGACCTTGCCGGCAAACTGCTGGAGCAACTGCACCAACCGGAGCCCCACCTTGGCCAACCCGGAATACCGGAGGCCCTTCAGGGTGAGGTCGGGGCGGCGCTTGCCTTCCGCCAGGAGGGCTTGGGTGGTGGAGGCCGGTGTCCGGGAGGGGAGGCTTTGCAGCGTCCCGAGTTGGAGGTCACCGACCCCGTTTCTTCGCTGGCGGATGGCTTCGACCTGCCCGATCAGTTGCGGGAGCGATTGGTAGATGTCCGACAACTGGAAGGCCGCGAAGTCGGATCGGACATCCCCCATCGTGGTCACGGTCTTGCCGGGATACCACAACTCGCCGGGGCCGACCGAGGAGCCTTCCTTGGCGACAAATACCCGTGTGTTGGCGAGTAACACATTGTCTTGCTGGAAGTTGTAGAGATCCGACAACATGGACTGGAACATTTCGTTCTGTTCCGCCATCCCGATCCCGTAGAACCCCTCGCCGGGGAAATACCGGACCACCTCGTAGGGGCGAGCACCGTGGAGATAGGGCTGGTAGATCGCCCGCAGGACGTTCCGGGTCGGTTGGTGGTACCAAAGTACGATGTCGTCCTCGCCGTCGCCCTGTGTCGGGACGCGGGCGTGGATCTCCCAGATTTCGATTTCCCGGACGCTGGCCCCAAGCCCCCCCGGCCCCTTGGTGCTGTCGGCGGTATTGCCGTCCCTGTCGAAGTCAACAGACCCGAGGCTCCGCTTGATATAGTCCAGTTGTTGGACCTTGGTCTTGTACTCCGTTTGGGCGGCTTCCTCGAACGTCAGCACCAGTTGTAGCACGGTGTCATCGACCGAGGGGTAGAGGGGTTCTTGGGACTTGGCCAGCCATCGCAACCGTTCCGGGGAAATACGAATCCGCTCGGCGACCCATGCCGCCCCACCCTGTTCCTCGGGCTGGATCTCGGTACATGAGGGCGGGACGACAAAATCGTGCAGGTTCACATAATCAACGAACGGCGCGGACTTGATTTTCCGGGTGCGCCGGGCCTTGCCCTGCTCGTCATAGATGAAGGTGGGACGCGACTCGAAGGCCCAGCCGGTCTTGTAGACACCGGTGCCGAGCTTCACCATCTCCAGCAAGACCTTCTCGTTTACCTTGTACATCGGGATCACGGTGGACCCGAGCCAGGCGAGGAAGTCTTGCATGGGCTTGGCGGAATCGACCCAGCGTTCGTTCAGGGGTTCCAGTACCCAGATGTTGTCGGCGGCGTGGACGGTCTGCATGAACGTGGCGTACATCTGATCCACGTCGGTGGCCGTGAGGGGCATTTCGTAGTTCGCGGCCCCTGGGAACGGCCATTCCTTGGTCCCCCGTTTGGGGGCGCGGTACTGCTGGAGGAGGTTCCGCCAATGCCGTTCGAGCCCTTTGCGGGCCATGAGGGCGTGGGTGAGTTCAAAGTCCAGCCAGTCGATGGCTTTTTGCTTCTTGCCCTCACCCCACTTGACGGACTCGGTGGTCACTACTTTGTCC